TTTCTTGCTCACTCACTTAGCTCCTCCTAGTAGTTTGTTTATTGCATCAGGTCCTTCTGCCAGATAGAACTCATTGATGTCCATACCTGGTGGTAATTGTACTATTTGCCCATTTGTTAACTCACTTGCGACACGCCGAGAGAACTCAGCTCCGGGATTAGAACCATCTTCTTTAACATCATTGTCACCAACAATATAAACTGTATCAAAGCCATTAAATAATCTAGCAAAGTGTGGCTTCCAAGCAGTAACACCTGGTACACCAACTGCTGGTATGTTGCACATACCCGATAGAACTACTGTATCTAACTCACCTTCACATACAACGATGCTACCTACATCTAAAGTTACATCAGCTACGTTGTATAGGTGAGACTTCTGACCAAGAGGTGAGCCATACTTAGGCTTGCCGTCATCTAGCCTGCGGAACTTGAACCCTACGCAATGACCCATAACAGTTATGTATGGAATGGATAGCCAACCCTCGTGCATCTCGTGTCCGTTGGCTGGCTCTGTGATAGTGCCAAGCATAAACTGCCGAGCTACATCCTCAGATATTCCACGTCCTTCTAGGTATTGCACGGCCTCTGCGCTTAGATTCTGAGCGTACCGCGTTGCCGCCTCCAGCAAGGATTTCATCTGCTCGCTCGACTGCATCTTTGAAACCTATCCCTTCCTTCTCCATTATTACATCTAACGCTGACCCACCCTTACCGCAGGTGTGACAGAAATATAAATTGCCGTAAGTATCTATTACTGCTGACCTTCTTGTATCGTTATGAATACAACAGCGAACGGATACGTTCCGTCCCTCCCTTACTTCACCGCCGTAGAAGTTTACTATCTCTCCTATGGGGATTGTACTTGCATCAACGGAGCCTTTGCGTTTGCCTTTACGAACCACCCTGGACCAGTCTTGTGAAGACATCCGCAATCTCCTTTGCAATACTCGTGTAGTTCCTCTGCCTTATCGTAATTACCTAAAGCGTTGTAGTCGCCACCTGCTTTGCAGTCATTACAAATCATTTCTTCTCTTCTTCTTTCGGTTCTTCCTTTGGCTTTATAGTTTCCGTTGATGTTATCTGTCCTTCAGGTGTTGGCATCTGCTCTGTCCATTTCTCTAGTGTTGTTATCACCCAAGCATCTTCGATGCTGGCGTTTCTTCTCTTAACTACTACGAAGGCCGGTGGTGAAAAGGGTAAGCCACGAGCCTTCGCATAGTTGTCAGCCTCAGTCAGAGCTTCAGCCCAGAACTGCGGAAGATTGATTGACTTTCTATTCTTACATTCCAAAATGTAGGTCTGACCTGCGATTATGGTAACGATGTCACCCTCGTCGTTGGCTCCCGCCTTGGCTAATCTCTCAGCAAAGTGTCCTAGTTTGCGTAGATATTTCATCACATCTGTCTCAAACTTTGAACCCTTAGCCTTATTGTAACTAGACAATTCCCTTGACCGCCATATCTATACCCTCTTCTAAAGTAATCTTTGGAGTGTAGAACGAAAGCATTTTCTCATTGTTAGATACCCGGTGCATACAACCAACAGGCTTATCTGGTCTAGTAACTATCTCACCTTCATATCCAACTGCATCCATACACATCTGCGCCAGCTCTAAGAATGATGTTGACCTACCCCATCCTAGATTGATTGGACCAGTTATGCCTTCATCTACTGCAACCATAACTGCATCAACGATGTCTCTAATATGTATAAAGTCTCTTGTCTGTAGCCCAGTTCCCCATACTTCAAACGGATTCGCTCGCTCCATTGCTCGCTTTACATACATCGGGAACGGATAGTTTAAGTCTTGGTCTGTACCATAACCACTAAAAGGTCTGAAGATATGTACATTATCTGCAAATGATGCAAGATATTCACCAATCAATTTAGATGCACCGTATGTCATATCAGGCATAGATAGATGTTCCCAGCAGGACATAGATTCAGATAACTTAGCGTGACGCTCTGCTGTCTGCATTGATACAGGATAAGCAGCGCTGCTTGAGAAGTACACTACCTTCTTAGGCTTAGTTCTTAAGCACCATTGGAAGAACTCCGAGTCAATGCTGAAGTTATCTGCAACCGCAAGTGGGCGTCCCTCGATGGATTCTCGCCCACCTACGATGGCTGCTAAGTGTATAACTAAATCATAACTTTTGTCTGTATGCTTGAAAAAGAAACGGCAGTCATCTCCGCGATTAACTTTATCGACACCCATAATCCTATGGTTACCATCGTTAAGTTTCTTCCAGAAGTAGCGACCGACGAATCCTCGGTCGCCAGTAATCAGTACCTCTTTCATTTGCTGACCTCCATCAATACTTTGATAGCGTCATCTTTTAACTGTGTCTCACAGTATTCTTTGAAGGCAAGCGCATCGTGATTAGATACCTCTGATGAATTAACCTCTAGGTATTGTGCATCTGACTGGCTTTTGCCTGCCATATAGTGCATATGTTCTATGATTACATCACTTCGGTAGTCTAAGCATCCGAGTACCTGACCAAATAGTTTCCAAAAGTTATCCATAAACAAATGAATCTGCTTTGGTGGAGACATAAACCCTAGAACTTTTATTATATTGGTGGACATCATTACCTGCGTAGGTAGATTCTCGCGTTGAAATAAGTCATCACCGTAGGCAATACCAAACCCTCTGTTCCTGATGGTTTCGTATAGCTTCTCATCCCACCCTTCAGTTCTAACTAAGTGGTCATCGCCCATAAAGGTAATCGTCTCGTACTTGTCGGCATACCTAGTAGCCAGCAGGTTCAAAGTTCCATTCATCTTCAGCCTTGGGTTTACTTCTCTGATGACTCCATCTATCTCTGGATAGTTCTGAGCATCATCATCGTCAAGACCAATCATAAAATCAGAAATCTTGCTGAGTTCTTTTAGCGCAGCAAATGCAGTCTCTGCCTTATCAGGTCTACCTCTTGCTGGAATGATTACTAAGTTCGTGTTCAATATCTTACCTCCGCGTTTCCTCGACGAACCATACGGCCTGTCTCATCTGCATTCTCTATCCTACAAGTTGCATAGTCGACGAATAATGCAACGTGCTGGTCAGCATTGGCATACATAGGACCAAAGCGATTCTTCACCGGAGCAACACGTAGCGTTCCTTCTAGTGGTGAATAGCCAAGAGTAAGTATCAGCGACGGAAGCTGACTTACCTTGCCGTGAATGGCTCGTCTAGCAGGTGGTGTGGTGGTATCTCCATACTCACCTTGTTCTGATACGTGGTGCAATACCATTACGCAGGCTTGGGTTTTCCGAGCCATATCGTGAAGCTCCATCATTATCTGACGAAGCCCAGCCCATTCGTTATCGTGTTCTGCTACAACATTCATCAGGTTATCTATGACTATAAGTTCCGGTGCTATACCGAAGACTTCTACATAGGCCTTAATCTCTAACTCAATATCATCTAGTGATGGTGATGAATCAAAGACCCATTGGATATGAGACATATCCTGTAGGTATCTATCGTAGTGACGAGGATTGCTTTGCAGATTAGTCTCAACGCTGACCTGTCCGTGACCTGACAGCGCTGAGGCTACTCTTATCATTACCGTTGCAGTATCTGTATCTGCAGAAAAGAAAAGGGTAGGAACCTTAGCTCTGATGGCATAGACCAAAGCGAACATAGACTTTCCAGCGTTTGGTGCAGCGGCAACCATACACACTTGACCCCGCCGGAACTTAATCTGTTTTCTGCTTAGGTCCTTCCATACATCGGGCAAAGGTGTTGCCTTTGTTGTTACGCTACTCCAAGCGCGTGACAACTTAAGCACTTCTACCCTCCCTTGGTAATCTTATTCTTCTTTTTGTCCTTATGACTTCTCTCTGAGAGACACTAAGTCCACCCCAGATACCGTGTCGTTCATAGTTAATGCCCCATTCGGCGCATTCGCGTCGGTGATTACAACGTTCACAAATACTTTTTGCTCGTTGTATATCTGGAATACTTCCACCGTGTTCTGGGAACCAGAGGTCTCCCCCGACTTCTGCACATAGCGGAGCCTCGTAGTTACGCGGCTCGCGCATTGCATTACCTGACCCAGATTGTTGGGCACTTGTCCGTTGCTCCCTTTGGAGCAGCACACATATAACCCTTCCAAGGTCCTTTCGCGCTCACACCTTCTCTAAATGGCATAGGTCCGTGCTTACATACGTGACCATCTGCTGGTGAAGCTACTGCCGCACTTGGTGCGCTATTAGTACGAACGGGCGCAGCCGGAGCAGCGCCTGAGAAAGATTGGCTAACGCTTGCAATAAGGGTGGAAAAGTCCTGCGCTGCTGTTAACAACGCTTCTAGTTCCTCCTTGTTTGTAGCGTAAAGATTGATAAGAGTTCCATCGGGTGATTTGAAATTCACCTGGAACTTAGTTGATTCTGGTGCAGCCATTAGTTTCCTCCAGTATGTTTAACGGAAAGCCTTGCGCTTTCCTTGCCCTGCTTAATCGGTACGAAGCCTAGTGCTTTCTCCACCGCTTCTTTATCGACGCTATTGTTTTGGACCGCAGTCCATTTAATCTCGAAACCAGATTGAGTTACGCCGAGTAATCCAGAAAGACCATCTCTCAATGCTTCCTTTCGTTCGGTCAGTTCCTTAATCTGGTTGTCGAGCTGTAGATATTCCATAGCAGTTGTATCTGCATCAGGATTATCAATGATAGGTAATTCAGTTTTTGTACGTTCTTTTTTTAGACCAACGCATCCCATCTCGCCTGTTGAATCGTAGTACTTGCAATAGAACTTGCAGTAACTCTCATCGCGCTCGGGTGCTGGTGCTTCAGCAGACTCTTTAATAGCAGCAAGCCAGTCTAAGGCTTCCAATGCTATCTTCTCATCGTATGGTTCAGAGTGAACTTTGATGTCTCGCTCATCACCGTCTCTTGGTATAGCTACCAAATTGACAGTCCTGGGCTTCCCCACCCCAGACTTATCAATCAGGTAGCCGTATACCTGTACTTGCCAGCGTTGCTGCTGGCTTGGGAAGTAGGAAAGGTTCTTAGCCTTTACTGTCTTCCAATCTATGACGTCCCCTGTGTCCGGCAGGAATGCGTCAACGTGTGCTTTCATACCGTTATATTCAACGGTACTTTCAAGTAGTATTGAGTTGTTACCAGCGAGAGCTGACTCGATGGCAGAGTGTATAGCCGTTCCCATAATGGAAGCGAGCTTTAGTTCTGCGTCGTTCGTCTCGGGCTGGTTATTGAGTCGATACCAAACCTTACGGCGGCACCCACCCAATTCTGATGGACCGATTTGTACCTGTGTACTACGCGGTCTAGCGTTCTCTTTTTCGTGTAAAGCCTTAACTAATAAATCTTTTATATCCATCTTGCCCACCTAGTAAATGTAATGTTGAAGAACAGAAAGTTCAACTGTAAGACTGATGCTTCGTGAATGTTTGTTTTATATTCAAGTAGCTTGTAGTAATCAAAACCAAAAGCGAAGTTACTTAGGTAGTGCCTGTTGATGTGGACACTGTATCTGCCAAAATCCCTTTGCATCAATACTCCTTGTGTTGGACAACCAACTGTATTGGAGGGCAGGTATTTACGTCAAGTACTGACGCAATCTCTACGGCGCGACGGGCGTGTCGCTCAGGCTGTCTACGAAGATAAGAAGCAGACAACCCATAGATATAGCCAAGACCGAAGCTACCACCCGACCCAAGACCGTAGGCCCCGTAATCAGATTGAATAAACGATAGGTCCACCGCGATATGAAATAGGTTACCGTTGAAAGCGACGAGGTAATCAAACCCTGCGTCCTTCTCTTTAGTTGCTTCAAATGGGTCATAGTTATTCTCCTTAAACGCCGTGAGTATGGACGGCAGTACTTTCTTTCCCATCCATTGAATCGGGTCTGCACCTTTGTAACTCGGCGGAGTCCAGTTATAGGCAAGTATGTCACCAGGTCTAGAATCACCTGTGATTCCCAGCAGATACTTACCAACGGAGATTATCTTCGGTGTTGCGGTAGCAACAGTCCTCTGATTATCTTCGGTTATCTGACTATCTGCAGCTAATACACAGCGGTCCTCTAATTGGATTCCGATGAGGGTAGTCACAAGAAAATCTTACCTCCTTTACGGCGTGTCGCGGCTAGCGACACACCAGCGGTTACTACAATATGAGCCGAAGGCGAATTACAGACGGCCCCTTACGGGGCCGAGGCGGAAGCCGAGAGGCGACTGACCTACAGGAAGGAGCCGTGCCGAGCAATGTGGCTCCGTCTACCAAGGCTGCGAAAGAATAGCCTACCACCAATAGTAGCTGCTGACCTGCGAAGCATAGGTCCAACTCATTCCTGTACCTGCGGATGTACAGTATTTAATACCTATGTCCAGTTTCAAGATTATGAAATCTGCTGGTATGCCCTAGATGTTCAATGCGCTAACTGTGGCAATCTGCTGAAGGCACCCTGCCCCATAGATAAACCTGAATTTGAGCAATAAAAAAAGAACCCCCGGTTTCCCGGGGGCCTTGCCTCGCGCTACTGAACTATTACTTCTTGCGACCAAACTCTGGCGCAGATGGGTCTAGCCACTTAAGGACTGGACCGAGGAATCCTGCCAATGCTGCAGTTCCTAGAACCTTCAGGTCAGTTTCTCCTGCTAGGTATAGTGCAATGGCAGCGGCTGCTGCTGCACGGAACCAGGTCAGAGATACTTGCTTTAGCTTCTCCATTAGATTGCCTTTCTTTCGATACTCACAGACCAGGTATGTAGTTTGCAACAGGTGCATACCACTTCCTGCTTGGTAGGTGTAAGGATAGCATCCTTAGCCACCTTCTTCCTACGCTTGGGCTGCAGCTTTGCAACCACCTGGTTTGTAAGGCTAGGTTGATTCATCCACCAGAACCAAGGGCTAGTGTCATTAGCCATATCAGGTTCAATAGAAATATGTAGATGCTTAGTGTGAGGATTGCTCCCACTGTAAGGACGATTGCCAGACTTATGCTTATCCCTAGACCAAATCTTCTTGTTAAAGATAAGATACTTAACCCTTGGGTCTTCTTTAAGTTTTTCAAATAGTTCCGCACAGTCCACCCCATTCTTCGGGTCGTGGGTTAAATCAACAGCAAGGCCGGTGTTGTGGTCGCTGTTGGGATTCTGCTTGCGATGTGCCAATGAAGGCAATAATCCGTCTGACGCTTTCTTGCGCTTGGGCCACAATGCTGTCGCCTGGTGTAGCACAGCAATAGCAGCAGGACTGGCTTTCTTCGGATTCATTCATCTCCTAATGGCTTCTTTGACTAATTCTGTGAGAAGGTCAACCTTCTCCTCTAAAGCGTTTACTTTGTCCTTAATGGACGACCCACCATTGGGCTTCAACTCGGTTAGGTAATGCTTTACAAGCCACCTTACAAGGCCTGCAAAGGCCGTTACAAGGGTTGTTATAGCTACGGCTACGCCAGCCCATTCAGTAGGGGTCATTTAAGGCTCCTATACGCTTCTAATAGTGACTATGAGTATTCCTCCAAACCCGGAGAATCTCTTGTCAGTAGGTGTACGGTTGATGAAATCCATCTCTTCTATCAGGCCTATATAGGACTCACCTGTTCGGAAGTCCTCTATACGGATGGAATCGCCTGCGTTTTCTACGGCTTCTAGTTGTTGCATACGGTCCCAAGCACGGCCCTCGTAGCCAACCATTACACCGAACTTATCCGACTCTCTATCAAAACAGAGCAGCGGATATTGAATCAATCTCTGACGCGGTACTGCTGGCAAAGCCTTGAGCTGATAGCCAGTTAGTAGCGGTCCTTTGGTATTGTCAGTAGAGCTGCGGGTCATTGTGAACTTGTAGCCCACATACTCCTGCGGTCCTACTGGGTATTGTGTATTGATTTCTTGAATAAGAGCAGTCTGGGCAAATGAGCCAAGGTTGTATTCACTACCAGCATAGTCAATGGACTCGATGCTTAAAGCTCCATCAGCAGAATCAAAGCGAGGGAAAAGAACTTTGAATAGTTTATTCTCTGTAGTGTTGTAGCGAATATATCCAGTCTGTATGTAACCAGACTCTACAAGTCTGCCGTTATTATCCTCATCAGTCTCTACATAAACTGCACCATCGGTGCCATTGTTATTAGTTGTAAATGCTATACGGTTGGTTCCGTTGATGAAAGCACAGGCTGTAGTCCTGCGTCCTGAATCTGCTGAGTAGTAGGTATCCCAAGCGTAGGGAAATACCAACTGGGCTACCTGTGTGCCAAGGTCAATTCGGGTAGTTCCAGGAGCGCCATCTACGTTAGTAGCGCACCAGACGTAGCGGTCACGTGCAGCAAAGTCATAGACTGGTTGCTCTGAATTAAATAGCAATGGACC